TACCGGGGTTGGCGTCAGCACCCAATCTCTACGCGATTCCAGGCGGTTGTACCATGCCCGTCAGCGAATCCCTGCTATGCGGTGAATAAGATGGGCTAGTGACTCGGCGAGACGTCGCTGCCGCCGGTACCCAGATTGGCCCGCGGCCGGGCCGTCAAGCCGTGGCGCCGCGACGACGTACATCAGGCGGTCTCACCCAAGACAGTCACTCTGGAACTTTCTGCGGCTGCATGGCGGCAGATTGCGTGGCGAGGCACAGCAGCACGCCGCCGGCCCAGCAATTCGCACGGTGGCGGACCCGCCCGCACGCAACGATACCAAGTGAAGCATCCCGGCGGACGGCCAGTGGCTGTTGGTTGAATGTCCGTAGAGCGAAACCACAGCAGACTATTACTGTTTCTCTACACTGCCGCCAAGATCTCATTCAAGCACCTGACCAACCAGACCAACCAGACCAACCAGACCAAATTGCGATGGCAGATCGGGCTGCACCACCTTAAACTGACGCAGCAAGTTGCGCTGGGCCACGTGAAGGACGCTGATGGCGCGGCTTTCATCACCACGAAAGTGTCTGCAACGCGGACTCCGGCCCCGTGATCTTCGAGAAGGAGACAGCTCCCTTCCACCCGCCGGACCTGCCTGCGTCTGGCGACGCGCGCTATCAGCCCTTCCCATTGGTTACCGAGCCGGAGGTTCTGCCACTGCGCTCATAACGCCACATACCGACTCAATCGCCACACAGTGCGTTCGCCTCGCTCGCACCCTCGTTCACGCCCGGCCCCGATGTCCCTGCTCTAGGCGAATGTCACAGAGGCAGGTCGAACAAATAGGGTGACGTAGTGGTATTAGACCACCTCCAGGCTAGGATTGCACACCTGTTGGGCGTTACATGGTTCTTCAATACTCTTATCCGAGGAAGCTATGTCGGAGCCAGCATTAGTACTCGAGTCATTTGTTTTCCAGGACTTTGAAGTGCCAACAGGGGTCAGATTTGGGGGGCGGCAGCTCCTAGCCATCCACCAATTGACCGATGGACGAAGAATTATTGACAGCATCGGTCCAGATGAGTCTGAAATATCATTCTCGGGAGCGTTTTCAGGGGCAGACGCGGCCTTCCGTGCACGAACGCTAAATTCTCTTCGCACAGCAGGTAACGAGCTCGCCCTAACCTGGGACGTTTTCTTTTATACGGTTATTTTACGCGAATTCGAGGCGGATTATGAGAACCCAGTATGGATCCCATACCGTGTCGCCTGCACAGTGGTGCGGGACGAATCGTTGACCATTACCTCCCCTACGCTTTCTATTGGAAACGGTATTCTGGCCGACATAGGGCTTGCCGCAAGTCAATGCGCCGGCCTCGGTCTTGATTTGACAGTTACCCAAACGTGTCTGAATGACCCCAACGCCACAATCCTTGGGACTGCGGCGTACTTAGCGGCCGGGCTGCAACTCGCCCGCACTACATCTGCTATCGATAGTTACATCGAAGACACGGAGACCATACTCCAGACTGCCATGCCACCGAATGGAAGCCCAGCTGAATCACTGATGGTTGGGCTCAATACCTCAACCCTCGCTGCGCAGCAGTTGGCCTGCTTGACAAGCGCAAATTCCTACGTAGGCCGAGCCTCACGAAATCTCTCGCGCGCGAGTACCTGATAGTGACAACTATAACCGTCGCCGGCGGCAACCTATTCCGTATCGCGGCAGAGCAGTTGCTTGATGCAACCCAATGGATAAGAATTGCGCAACTGAACAGTCTGTCTGATCCCATTCTGTGCGGCGTAATATCCCTTCTCATACCAGACCAAAACCCGAATGCGGGAGGTGGAATTGCTTCTCAATGAGCCCTTACCGTTTTACCGCACGCCAAGGCTTCGCGTTCTGGCGAATGGCCAGTTGGTGACTGGCGCCTACGCAAGTGAGATCACATCAAACAATCATTATAGCGCTGACCATTTCAGCACCGTCGTTGCGCTTGGCGCCGATCCGTATGCGAATGCCGAGTTCTGGTCATCCGAATCGGACATTCTTATTGATATTCAGCTCAGTTTGGCTGGCGACACCGGGTTTGTCAGCTTATTGCAAGGATATGTTGACACCGTATCGATCAACCCGAGCGGTGAAGTCGCGCACATCAGCGGGCGTGACTTCACCGCGGCGCTGATTGAAGCCAGGACTCAAGAAGCCTTCTCCAATAGGACATCAAGTGAAATAGCCACTATTTTTGCCAGCCGTCACAATCTTACCCCTCATGTTATACAAACAAATACCCCCGTTGGCCGCTTTTATCAAAGCGACTATGAGATTCTGACACTAAGCCGCTTCTCCAAGGCGACGACGGAATGGGATTTCCTGGTGTCACTTGCTCGTCATGAGAATTACGACGTTTTTGTGAATGGTACTAACTTATATTTTCAACCATCTACTGGGATTTCGTCAATCGACAAGGTCGTGTATCCCACCGATCTGATTGAGCTTACGCTTGAACGAGCACTGACCCTGTCGCGCGGCATACAGGTCACAGTACAAAGTTGGAACTCCTTAAAACAGAACTCACTTACCGAGTGTGTAGCTAGCACGGTTAGCGGAGACTCCTCGGGTAGCTCTGGTACCAGCACAAGACCAAATCAGCAATACGTGGCTATACACCCCAACTTGACACCTGACAAGGCGCTCGCAATGGCCCGACAATGTATATCGGAACTCTCTCGCCACGAGCGCGTGATAGAGCTCACAATGCCGGGGGACCTTGTACTCACACCTCGTAGTGTAATTGCACTAGATGGAACTGGAACAGATTTCGACCAAGCCTACTATATAGATTCGATTGAACGCACATTCCGACCAAAGACTGGTTTTGTCCAACACATTCGAGCTTACAACAGCTCGCCAAGAACAGAAACAGTTCTAACCTCGACAGTTTCCTAATGGAACGATTCCTCAACACGATAAAAATGCATGCCGAGGCTCTGCTACAGTCCCAGGCTCAGCCACGGTTTGGCACGGTCACGTCGGTTGATCCGAATACGGGAACCGCACGACTGACACTGCAGCCCGAAGGAGTCCTGAGCGGATGGCTCCCCATCTTATCGCCCTGGGCCGGTGCCGGATGGGGAATGATATGCCCCCCGGCGCCTGGCGATCAGGTGCTTGTACTAGCTCAGGAGGGAGCGGCCGAGCACGGAGTTATAGTTGGCCGAGTTTTCTCGAGCCAGCAATCGCCTCCTGCTGCTCCAAGTGGCGAACTCTGGCTCGTCCATCAATCCGGCTCTTATCTGAAGCTATTAAATGATGGGACGGTGACAGTTGGCGGTGATTTGCACGTCAGTGGAGACGTCTATGATAGCAAAGGCAGTCTGTCCCGGTTGCGAGGCCATTATGACGCCCATACTCATGTTGACTCTCGCGGTGGCGTGACCACAACAAGCAGCGAACAGGATTAAGAATCAGATGTCTGACCTTGCGCACCAATGGGGTTCCGACCTGGAATTCGGGCCCACGGGTGATCTGGCCGTCCTCGGGGGATCGGCTCTTGGTCAGCAACGAGTTCTACGACGCCTTCTCACGAGCCCACTCGATTACATCTGGCAGCCTAGCTATGGCGCTGGCTTAGCCAGTTTCATCGGACGACCCGCGAATGCATTACGAATCCGCGCAACTATTCGCAGCCAGATATTCAAGGAGGCCACCGTGGCGCAGACTCCGGAGCCGGTCATTGAGGTAACTTTGTGCCCAGGAGGTGCGTCCGGAGATGTGTACGTTCATATTCTTTACGAGGACGCACAGACGGGTCAAACCCAGGTGTTGACGTTCTCCGTGGGTGATTGATCAATGCAGCTATCACTTCAATCCTTCACTAGTCTAGTCCAGCAGATGGCTGCAGCGGTGCAGGCCGCAGCAGCACCGCTTCTTGATCTTTCGATAGGCTCTACGCTCCGAGCAATACTAGAGGCAACCGCATCTATCGCGTTATGGATGCAGTGGCTGATCCTACAAGTCCTCCAGATGACACGAGCGGCGACAAGCAGCGGCCCTGATCTCGATAGCTGGATGGCCGATTTCTCCCTGAACAGACTCCCGGCGAGTCCAGCTTCCGGGGTGGTCACCTTTTCTCGCTTTAACACAAGTGTTCCCGCGACGATCCCGGTTGGCGCGCTCGTGCGAACCGCTGATGGCAGCCAGACATTCTTAGTTGTCGAGAACACCGCTGGCACGGGATGGAACCAGACGCAGAA